CAACGTTAAACAATCTAACTAAACAATAAGGAGAAGCATTATGGCTTTTACAAATGCTACTGGATATAATAACCTTTCGCAAGGTAATTTTACTCCACAGATCTTTAGTCAGAAAGTTCAAAAGTTCTTCAGAAGAGCATCAGTGGTAGAAGATATTACTAACACTGATTATGCTGGAGAAATTGAAAACTTTGGTGACACAGTAAAGATAATCAAAGAGCCTACAATCACAGTCAGAGATTATGCTAGAGGTCAAACAGTTGATACACAAATATTAGCTGATGACCAAATAACTATGACAGTTGATCAAGGTTCATACTTTGCTTTTAAAGTAGATGATATTGAAGAAAGACAATCTCATGTAAACTTTGAAGCTCTTGCAACCTCTTCAGGTGCATATTCATTAAAGAAAAGCTACGACTATAATGTATTGAAGTTTATATACGACAATGCTACAGATGGTACGGGTGCAGGAACTGACAGTTCACCAATTGATGGTGACGCAGCTGTAGATACTTTGGCTAACTTAGTATCAACACTGAAAAGAAACCTGGATAAAAATGATGTGCCAGAAGAAAATAGATGGCTAGTTGCCGCACCTGAATTTTTTGAGCAATTAAGAAAAGCAGGCGGAAAACTATCTGACCAATCAGTAATGAACGATGGTGGTGCATCACAAATTAGAAATGGTAAAGTTACAGACAGACCATTATTTGGTTTTAATATGTACTCATCAAACGCTATTGCTGTATCAGGTGGAAGTGCTGCATCACATACTTTTGGATCTGCTGGATCTAATGAGTATGCTTTTGTATACGGACACATGTCAGGAGTTGCAACTGTAAATCATATCGCTAAAACAGAATTAATCAGAGACCCTGATTCATTCGCAGACGTTGTCAGAGGACTACACGTATTTGGAAGAAAAATCCTTAGAAGTGAAGCAGTTCAAAGAGGCGTTATAACAATAGGTTAATCCTAGGAGGATAATAGAAAACTATGGCAAACTATAATGTAACGGGTGCTGGTGGAACTACTGGACATCCTGCTAATGGCAGAACACCTTACTGGGTAGAAAATACTATTGATGTAGCACAAATCAATGGAGATTCAGGAGCAGCACAGAACGATATACTTAGATGTATTGATGTTCCTGCTGAAACTGTTGTACTTCACGCTAGTATGGAAATTTTAACTCAATTTTCAAATAGTGTTACTCTAGATTTGGGTATGACTCAAGTATCTGGAAACCCTGCAACAGACGTTGACGTATTCGTTGACGGTGATGCAAAGGAAGTTGGCTACTCGGCTATGACTGCAACTGCAAGACCAACATTTGCAGTAGCTGGAACTATAGACATTAAAGTCTTAGATGCAGCAGCAGCAGCTGGTAAAGTAAGAGTCTGGGCTATTATGTGTGATGTATCTACTTTAGATGCAGACACTGATAGAAATACAGATGCTCAACACGATACCGCAGTATAATAAATAATACAACTGAGGGGGAGTAATCCCCCTTGGTATAATTCCCTCAGAATTAAACGGAGATATAATGGCAATTCATAACTTAACTCAAAAAACAAAAGCAAGTACAGGAATGATATTTGGAAGTAAAGAAACTAACTCTGAGGCAAAATTAAAATTTTTAGAAAACAGAATTAACGATCAAGAAAAAAAACTTAACAAAATTATAGAGTTATTACAGAATGGCAACAAGTTACTTAATACTGACAAACAGAGTTCTTAGGGAACTAAACGAAACAGAGTTAACCTCTAGTACATTTAGTTCTAGTAGAGGTATACAAACTGCTGTTAAAGATTTTATTAATAAAGGTATACATGATGTTTACAATGAAGCATCAGAAGTACCTTTGTTATATTCTAGAACTACACAAAATTTAGTTAGTGGAGATTCAGAGTATAGTTTTCCAACAGATTTTAGAAAAGTAGATAGAGATTCATTTACTATTGGCCCAAGAGAATTAGTAACTAATGGTGAATTTGAATCTAATATAGATAGTTGGACTACTATATCAGGCTCAGGAAGTGGTGCATATACAAGTACAGGTAATGGAAGATTAAGATTAAATGATTTTGCTGCACATCAAACTATAAGTACAACTGTAAATAAACAATATAAATTACAAGTTAAAGTTTATGATACTAATAGTGTGGGTGCTGCTTTAAAAGTACAAGTAGGTACAGCCGCAGAAGGAACACAAAATTTAAATACTACATTAACTGTTACTGATTTTGGCAAAGGTGCAATACTAAATGCTACATTTACAGCTACATCTCAGTCAACATTTATTACAGTTAATAATACAGTCACAACTACAAACTTAGATGTAGATTATATTAGATGCTCTAGAAGTGATACACCTAGACATAAAGTAAATTATATATCTTATGATGACTACTTACAAAATTATAAATCAATAGATGATAGAAACGATAGTGATGTACAAGGTACACCATCTAAAGTATACATACTACCAAACTTTACAGCATTTGGCGTAACACCAATACCAAGTGATGATGAATTAACATTATCATATAATTATTATACTACGCACACAGATCTATCTGCACATGGTGATAACATGTCATTACCAGATAGATTTAGTTCATTAATTATAGATAGAGCAAAATACTATGTGTATATGCTAAGATCAGATCCACAGCATGCACAATTAGCAGATAGAGATTACCAAAGAAAATTAAGATTATTTAAAACTGATTACTCTACTAAAGCAGACTATATGAGATCTGATGTTAGAGTATATAACGTAATGTCAGATAGGTAGTAAATGCCAACTACAGATTTAATTTCACCATTCGTAGTGAGTTGTGCTGGAGGTTTAACACTTAATAAAGATGTATTCTCCATGGCTCCTGGTGAAGCACTTATACTACAAAACTTTGAACCTGATATTAAAGGTGGGTATAGAAGAGTTGGAGGCACAGCATTATATAATAGTAGCATAGTTCCACAAGGATCTAGTAATACTAGTAAAGTTGTAGATTGTTCTATAGTATTTAATGGGCAAATAATTGCAGCACGAGGTGGTGATATACATAGAGGAACTACTTCTGGAAGTTGGACAAGTTTAACAACTGGATTAGGAACATCAACTGCAGCATACGACTTTGAAAAATTTAATTTTGATGGTACAGATAAAATTATTATTGCAACAGGGCATTCACCAGCACAAATAATTAACGCAAGTTTTGCTGTAGATGTAGTAAATGCAACAGGTGGTGGAACAGCCCCAACTAATCCTAAGTTTGTAAAAGTATTTCAAAACCATATGTTTTATGCTGGTGCAACTAATTCACAAGAAGTTATATTTAGTGTACCATTTGCAGAAGATAATTTTACAACTGGTAGTGGTGCAGGATCATTTAAAGTTGACTCAGCAGTAGTTGGATTAAAAGTATTTAGGAATGAATTAATTATATTTTGTACAGATAGAATTTATAAACTAACAGGTACAACTTCTAGTAATTTTGCAGTACAAGAAGTTACAAGAAATATAGGTTGTAGAGATGGTGGTAGTATTCAAGAGATTGGTGGTGATGTTATATTTTTAGCACCAGATGGATTAAGAACTATTGCTGGTACAGCCAGAATTGGTGACGTTGAATTAGGATCTATTTCTAGACAAATACAATCTAGAATTGATGATATAGGATTAAATAGAATATCATCTTTAGTTATTAGAGATAAATCACAGTATAGATTATTCTACCCTACAACTAGTGGAGCACAAGGTTCAGCAAAAGGAATTATAGGAGTATTAAAAACTAATCCTAATACAGGACAAATTGGTTTTGAATATTCAGATATGATAGGCATTAAACCATCATCAACAGATTCTGATTTTATCAGTGATGTTGAGACACAAGTATTTGGTGGCTTTGATGGTTATATTTATAAAATGGAAACTGGTAATACATTTGCTAATGGTACAACGAACTCTACAATATTAGCTACATATAGATCTCCAGATATGGTAATGGGAGATCCAGGTGTTAGAAAATATATGCAAAGAGTTAATTTAAACTATGAAGGAGAAGGAACAGCAGTTCAAGCAGATTTAGCAGTTAGATATGATTATGATGATCAGAACTCACCTCAACCAGATAAGATAGCAATCGTATCAGGAGGTGGTGCAGCAGTTTATGGAGTAGCTTTATATAATAATGCTACCTATGATGCATCTGGAATACCTTTAATTAGACAATCGGTAGAAGGTTCAGGATTTGCAGTTGCACTTAAAATAGATGATCAAAGTAGTTCAAATGCATTTTCAATTAAAGGCTTTCAATTAGAATTTACCCCAGGAGGAAGGAGATAATGGCAGGCTATTCGGCACGACAATCAACATTTACATCAGGTGATACTATCACTGCGGCTCATTCTAATGATGAGTTTAACCAATTATTAGCCGCATTTAATGCATCTACAGGACACACGCATGATGGTACTGCGGGTGATGGTGGCCCTGTAACTACTCTTAGGGATAGTGATGCTTTAAATAAAATACTTGTTGATACAAGCAATAATCATTTAGAATTTTATGTAGAGGTATCTTCAGCTGCTGTACAGCAGTTAAGAATACAAGATGGTGCTATTGTGCCTATCACAGATAATGATATAGACTTAGGAACTTCCTCTCTTGAGTTTAAAGATTTATATGTAGATGGTACTGCATATGTTGATGCTATTAATTTTAATGGTACAGCTATTACATCAACTGCAGCAGAACTTAATATATTAGATGGTGTAACATCTACAGCTGCGGAACTTAATATACTTGATGGAGTAACTTCAACAGCAGCAGAATTAAACATATTAGATGGTGTAACTGCAACGGCTGCAGAATTAAATTTAATAGATGGTGTAACTGCTACTACAGCAGAATTAAATACACTCGATGGAATAACTGCAGTTGTAGGTGAACTTAATGCTTTAGATATAGGTTCTACAGCAATAGGAACAGCTGTTGCAAGTAAAGCAGTTATACTAGATGCAAACAAAGATTATACAGGAATTAGAAATTTAACTATATCGGGAGATCTTACAGTATCAGGTGATGATATTACTATGGGTACAAACACTGCAGGTAATTTATTAATTGCAGATTTTACTAATTTTAATTCAATAGCAGCAACATCATTATCTGAAATATCAACTATTGCTAACGATGATGTATTTTTAGCAGTAGATACTTCAGGTGGTGGACTTAAAAAAGTTGCAAGATCAACTGTTGTATCAGGACTAGCTACATCTGCTGCAATATCAAATGTATCAGAAGATACTACACCTCAATTAGGTGGTAATCTTGATTTAAATGGTTCAGATATTGTAACTACTTCTAATGCAGATTTAGAATTAGCCCCTAATGGTACAGGCCATGTAACTGTTAGAGGTAACACAAATTCAGGTGCTGTACAGTTTAACTGTGAAAGTAATTCACATGGACAAATTGTTATTGCACAACCCCATAGTGCAGCTGTTACAAATACACTTACGCTACCTGCTGGTGCAAGTTCAACATTAGTATCATTAGTATCTACAGATACTTTAACAAACAAAACTTTAACATCCCCTAAAATAAATGAAGATGTAGCAGTAACTGCAACAGCTACAGAGTTAAATGTCTTAGATGGTATTACAGCTGTTGTTGGAGAATTAAATGCTTTAGATTTAGGTGCTACAGCTGTTGGAACTGCAATAGCTAGTAAGGCCGTAATATTAGATAGTAATAAAGATTACACTGGATTTAGAAATATTACTTTATCTGGAGAATTAGATGCAGGATCACTAGATGTTAGTGGTGATGCAGATATTGATGGTACACTAGAAGCAGATGCTATTACAATTAATGGTGTAACTTTAGCTGAAACTATATCAGATACTGTTGGAGCAATGGTAGGATCAAATACTGAAACTGGTATTGCTGTAACTTATGATGACTCAGATAATACATTAGATTTTGTAATATCAGCTTTACCATTAAGTAGTATAGATATAGATGGTGGTACAGATATAGGTGCAGATTTAACAACATCAGATTTAATTGTAGTAGATGATGGTGCTGGTGGAACTAATAGAAAAGCAGCTTTATCTAGAGTAATAACTTTAGTTAATGCTAATATAGCAGATCCTACAGCTCTAGCTATCGCACTCGGATAAATAATCATTGACTTTTTTAAAAAATAACAGTATAATAGTATAAAGTAAATAGGAGAAAATAAATGGCAAACACGTTTAAGGTAGTAAATTTCGCAGCAGAACCTGCTAGTGCTGGCACTGCATACACCATGTATACGGTGGCAGGGTCAACTACAACAGTTGTTCTGGGCTTAATACTTACTAACATCCATACTTCTGCAGTAACTGCAGAGGTAGAGCTTCATAGTGATACAGCAAATCGTGCTGTAGCTAATAATACTGCAAATGGAATATCTATTCTTGCAAAAGATGTAAGTATTCCAGCAGGTACATCACTTGAGCTTTTATCTGGAGGAAAGATTGTTATGGAAACAACCGATGTATTAAAAATCGATTGTTCTGTAGCAGATAAGCTTTCAGGTACGTTAAGCATAATGGAGATCACATAAGATGGCCTATATTGGTATTCAACCTGCAGAGAAGTTTACTTCATTCGCTACTCAAGAATTTTCTACGAGTGCTACAACCTCCTATACTCTAGATCATGCTGTAGCTAATGAAAATGA